CCGCCGCCTCCACCCTTGGATGAGAGGCAAGCAGCCATCAACAAGCTCAAGGAAATGATGAAGTGAGCACCCTATTCACTGACACTGGCCTCCACGTAATGGCGGGAGGCCAGTATGGCTCCGAAGGCAAGGGGTTGCTCGCCTCTTGGCTCGCCAAGCGCGCCATCGAGGAGAACGTTCCGTTCAATGGCGTCATCACAAGCGCGGGGCCGAATAGCGGACATACCAGCTATTTCGGCGATCGTAAAATCGTGCTGAAACAACTGCCCACATTCGCAGTTCACATGAGCCTGCGGAACCGGAACATACCGGTGTACTTTTCGGCGGGGTCGGTGATAGACGCCGAAATCTTGGTTGAAGAGCACCTAACGTTCCCAGACATCCCTATATTTATTCACCCGTGCGCGACGGTAATCCTTGAAAAGGATAGGGTGGCAGAAAATGATGCCTCTGGCAGTATATTCGCTGTTGCTGGAACACGTTCAGGAACCGGCGCGGCAATTTCTAGAAAGATTCTCCGCGATCCTTCTGCCATTTATTACAATCACTCCCATCGCCTTTTTCCATACTTTGAGAATATTGTCGACCTGGAATATCACCCGTATTTTATGGAGATTTCTCAGGGGTTCTCGTTGGGATTAAACGAGGCCAAATTTTATCCACACGTAACCAGCCGTGAGTGTACGTTCATGCAGGGAATGGCCGACGCCCGCCTCCCGCCGACATACTATAAAAGGGGCTATCTGTGTTTTCGAACCTACCCGATTCGAGTCGGGAATGCGGACGGGTTCAGCAGCGGCAATTGGTATACGGATCAACATGAAATCACGTGGGAGGATATAGGACTTCCCGCCGAATATACAACCGTAACCAAGCGGGTGCGCCGCGTCGCTACGTTTAGCTGGAACCAGTTCAAGGATTCGGTGACGGCGAATGATCCGACGCACGTGTTCTTGAACTATATGAACTACTTTGGCACCGTGGATCAACTTAGATTTTATGAGAAGCATAGAGAAGTGAGGGACAATGAACTCGGAGAGAATTACAAGTTTATCTTCGGGCATGGGCCTAGAGTGGAGCAAGTTGGTGATCAAGATTCCCCCCGAATTGAGGGCGTACGAACATGATATGAGGCGCATGTTCGATGCGATGATCTACAAGCTGCGCAAGAATGCCCACAAGGGAAAGTGGGAACATGGGCGGGTCGTCGAATACATGAATCATCTTCGGGAAGAAGTAGTGGAACTCGCCAACGCCATTGAGGAGGGGAAGAATACCGTTGAGATAGTTCTTGAAGCTGCCGACGTGGCGAATATGGCGCTCATTCTGTGTGCAATGGCGATCGATGGGAGGGACTAATGGATGAACCGACCTATATCTGTACAGATTGTAGCTCCGAGGTTTACGACGCTCTCGGCATCGTTCGCAAGAGATGCCTAACCTGCCAATGGATCGCAGACCAAGACGATCCGAATGATAAAGAGGAGCTACGGGATTGGCTGAGGAGAACCGGGGCAGAAGATGAATAAATACGAGCAAGAAACAATAGATCTTGGTGTGGAGGCAGCTAAATTGATGATAAGAGCGGCGGTTCAAACTATCGGCGATGTTGATGATGAGACGCGCAACATAGCGCTTACGATAGCTTTAGGGATAGCCTTAACCACTTCTAAAATAATCGATGAGTCGATTCCTCGCATAGCTGCGACTACTTATCTGGCGAACAATGAGCACTCTTGATCCAGTCCAGATCGCCGCGCTCGAGGCTTCGAAGGGTAGGCATGGATTCGGATTCTTCATGGAGATGGGCTTAGGGAAGACGTTAACAGCGTTAACCGAGTTCCAAAGGGGGACTGCAGATGGCACTACTAGAATGGTCGCGGTATGTCCCAATACCTTCAAAGGCGGATGGGCCGAAGAAGTCGAAAAGCACGGCTTTGACTTTGAAACTCACATCTTCCAGAGCGGTACGTTTGACAGCGACCGCTTTCTTGGACGACGTTATGAGCGTCCGCCTTTACTTATTATCAACTACGAAGCAATCCGTAGTCCAGCCATTCATACTAAGCTTCTCGATTGGATGGCTAGGAAGCCCACCTACATCGCACTTGACGAAAGCATCCAGATTAAGACTCATGACGCGATACAGAGTAAGGCGGCTATATCCTTATCGCGGCAGGCAGTTGTCAGACGTATCCTCACCGGAAAGCCGACGGCTCAGGGGCCTCATGACTTATGGGCTCAAATGCGAGCTATCGGCCAACTGGATGGACGCAATTTTTACGCGTTCCGTGGTATGTTCTGTCGGATGGGCGGGTTCAAAAATAAGCAAGTCATAGGTTCCCAGAATGAGGATATCCTCGCGGGGCTTATCGAACCACATGTATTCCGAGCTACCAAAGAGGATTGGCTGTTCAGCATCCCCAAGGTATACACGACCCGCGAATACGAGATGACGAAAGAGCAGCGCGCCCAATATCGGAGCATGGAAAAGGATTTCGTTCTCTGGATGAACGAGGACGAATTCGTCACAGTGGACGCGGCGATTACGAAATATGGGAAGCTGGCCCAAATTCAGTGTGGGTTCATCATCGATACTGACAACGAATCGAAGGTGACAGTCATCTGTGAACCGCACAAGAATCCCCGCGTCCTGACGTTGCTGGACATTCTGCGCGACGAGGTTCCCGGCAAGGCTATCGTCGTCTATATTCACCGATATACGTTCGAAATCTTGAGTGAAGCGTTAAAGGAGTTTAACCCCGCCCGAATCACAGGGGGCATGAAACCCGATGAAATCGATGAACAAAAGCGAAAATTCAACGAGGACTCATCCTGTCGTATCATTCTGGTACAAGAGCGAGCCGGAAAGTACGGCCACACACTTTTGGGTAGTCCGGGTCCTGGAAATCGATGCTCCACCACCATCTTCTTTGAGAATAGCTATTCTCTCGACGATCGCTCGCAAGTTGAGGACCGGAATCATCGTCGCGGACAGGATGCTAATTCGGTCAACTATATCGATCTTTGTGGGACTAGCATGGATCGAAATGTCATTCGAGCGCTTCAGCGTAAAGAATCCATTTTCAAAGCGATCTTCGCCCACATAAGAAAGGCGGTCCCAGCGTGACGGAGCAGCATGACGATCATATTTGGCTCACGGCAGGCGGAAGCGCGTGGGCCATTGAGTGGATTTGTGGCGACATAATCGGGTTATGGCGAGGCCACTGGCCGAATTTGGAATTCAGCCTTCTCAATGTAAGCAAAGTTAACTGGGAATCCTACTGTAAAAAATGTGCAGAGATGAACCATGCAAGATACGGTTTGGGTAACCAAGGACGGGAGGAGAATACCAGTGCGTCGAATGGAACGCAGACATCTATTGAACTGCATCGATAAGATTTAGCGTTCCAAGAAAGGCTGGCGGCGGGAATACTTAGATCGCCTAGTACTAGAATTGCAAATTCGCGACCACTTAGGAGAGCAGCATTGAAGAAAGGTAAAGGCAAGTCTCTCGGGGGAACCGGGAAGTGGGCTCCCAAGCTGAGCTTCGAAGAAAGATGTGGGTTTTATTATGCCTCGATTATAGGCATCGAGAAAGGAGTGATAGTTCTAGCATCAAAGCTAGATCGAGGAACTATAACACGCCTAATTAGCAGGCGTTATAAAGCCTATTCCTCAGTTCATCAGAGATTCGATGAATTGGGATTAGATAAATTCCGTGAGGCATATTGGACCCCAACAATTCAGCAGCGGGTGGTAGCGGCCCAGGCACAGGCGGCCCCTGCTGCGGGCGGTGTATGACTGGGGAGGCGTACACTGTACGAGGCACAGCGGCGGCCTGTACTGGACCAGCTTCAATACCACCGTCCAGTACACCTGCTGGTGACAAATGGCTAACCATCGTAGGAGATTCCACTATAAATGAGGGTTGACAGTCTATCAGGAGTGTGGTATGATGTATAGACCGACAGGAGACTGGGATGAACTTCAACCAACTGTTCAACACGATAGTTCGCGCCGCGATTTGGCGGCTCATGTGGAGAATGCCAGTCTGGTTCTTGTGGGCTGTTGTTGGAGCTGGCTTTATTTACGCCGCGCTGTTGCATCGCTGAGTGAATTCAGTGAATACGCAGTGGCGTATTGGGTAACCTGCTCACCAAGCAAAGCGTGGGCAATGACACAGAGGAGACATAGATGGATTCCGAAGTAGTGTTCTGGCTGTTTCTCATCGGCCTCGTCGCCATGGGAATATTTAACTGGTCACTAGTTCTGTTATTGATTTAGCGTTCGATTAAACATCAACGCCTGCAGCGCCTGTTTAGAATTCGGCGAATTTAGGGCATCCTGCAAGCTGCTGGTAGTCTGAACCGGAATCCCCGCTATCTTATACTTCGCTGCGTTTAGGGCCGCTTGCTGAGCCGCCGCTTGGCGAATCACCGGTAAATAAGCAGCGGCGACATGGCCGCCAATACCCATCGATTCGGTTGCCATCGCCTCAGCTATATTCCCGTGCAACCCCAAAGCCATCGCTGGTAATTCGGTGACCGCGCCAACAGCCCCTTGAGTGATTCGCGGATGCGCCACCATTCCGCTTGCAATTGGGGCTGCTTTGGGAACAGCCTTCAGGGCATCGGATTGAGCATCGGTCAAATTCATAGCATCGGCGGGGGCCGCTCCAGTTAACGGATTCTTGTCAAACAATGACTTAATCTGATTCCCTAGAGTTCCGGTGCCGAGCTTGGCATTCGCTTCTAAATTCTCAAGTACGCTGAGATTGCTAGAAGCCAACTTGTCGGCGTTGGACGGGAACGCATATCCTCCATATCGACGCGGATCAACAACAGAACTGGATGTTGGAACATCGGGGGGCGCAGGAGGCCCACCAATAGATTCTGGAATCTTCCCGGCAATTTTGCTCGCGGCGGCAGTCACAACAGGGGCTGCAACAGCGGTGGGGCCTCCAATAAGCGCCCCTTTCTCCATCGCCGGGACAACCGACTGCTGATTCGCTGCTGCGTTCACACCTGCGTAAGTAGAGCCCTCCGCTGCTCCGCCGCCGAGGCGCGTCAATAATCTGTTGACAAACCCAGGTGCTTGGGCAGCGGCATTTTCGGTTTGTGCCAGTTTTCCGGGGCCAGTTAGCATTCCGGCTCCTTCTAGCGCGATCGAAGCCCCCGGACCCATTTGAGCTTCGCCGCTAGCAGTTTGGGCGCGTTCCTGTGCCGGGGAACCAGCACCGAATAGTGATTTTACCTCGCCAACAGCGGGGTCCCATAATCCCCCTGTTAGGCCCTTATTAAACGCCCTCAGCGGTTTTGCCAATTGACCGACTAATTGCGACGCATAAGAAGGCTGGTCCGCCGTCGCGTTCGGCGAACCAGCTGCCGGAGAGGGTGTTGCCCCTCCAGTTTTCTGACTACCAAGCGCCGTGTTTATTTCATCAGGCGTGGCATCATCAGGAAACTGGTGGACAGTTCCGTCTTCATCAGTTACTGTTTGCATTATTGTGGCACCAGTTGGCCGTTAACACGCTTCCATTGTTTCGGAGGCGCAGTTTGTCCACTTAGTTGGGCATCGAGTTCTTTAGGCATCGGCATTCCAGCTTTATCGTAAACAGTGCGTAATTGAGCAGCGATCTTGTTCCGATAATCCATGATAGCCGCCTTATAATCTCCCGCGTTTTGAGTCTGGTCATGCAATCGGCTCTGCGCTTCGGTTCCAGCGGCGAATTCGGTGCCTAGAATTCGACCAACGCCCTTAAGCGATTCTACTGCCGACACACCAGCTGAACCAGCTAACTGGTCAATCTTAGCTTGCAGCGCCGCTCCCTGCGTTCCAGGCAAAGCGTTGATGACCTTCCCAACGCTAGTTCCGCCCCATCCAGTGAGGCTCTCCAAACTCTTGTTGTTGATGATATCGTCTGCCAACTTAAGCTGATCGGTGATCTTTTGAGTAGCATCGGGTAGCTGATTCTGAGCACTCATCTTTTGTTGCGTCTGTAGCAACGCTGATTGAGTCATAGCCTCCTTCATCCCTGCGTTCTTTGCGTTCCACTCATCGAATGAGGGCTTCGGCTGCCCCTCTGGAACCTGAGTCATTGCAAGGCGATAATCTTTCATTCCTTCGGTTGGACTTGTTCCACCCGACGCCAGCCAATCGCTGAACGAAACTGGCTGACGCTTACCATTGAGTTCGCCGTTAGCATAATACGCGTAATTCTTGATCGCGTCGGTCGGGAGTTGGGTATCTTGTTGCGTCTTCTGGGTCTGTGCCTGAATGGCCGCGACGTCGGCCTGTGTCTTTGGAATAGTGGCGAGAGCCGCCTGCGTATCCGCAACCGTCTTAGCGACAGTGGCTGGAATAGCCGCCGTTTCAGCCTGCGTTTTCGCAACGGTGGCGGGAACCGCACCCGTTTGAGCATTGGCGAGATTCGTATCCGCAACTGTCTTAGCGACGGTGGCCGGAATAGCCCCCGTCTCGGCTGTTGTCTTGCCAGTGGCCGCCACAGCTTCCCCAGTTTGAGCTTGATGCAAAGGATCGGCCAATTGGAGCTTATTCGCCTGGGAAGTGCTGATCAATTCGGGCAACTTGCCAGACATAATAGCGGCCTGAACCTGCTCGATCGGCATATTCAGCTGCTTAGCATACGTCCCGGCATTCCCAAGCTGTTGCATCAACGCTTGGCGCTGGAATGCAGTCTGCTGCAATTGTGCAATTGCGCTTATCTGCTCGGCAGGATTTCCTTGCTGCTGGTTCAGTCCCTGCATCGCCTGCATCATATTGGTGCGATCGGTCTGATCGTGGCTAAATGCCCCGGCAATGAGCCCCAACCCAGTGTTTATTCCTGCATTCGCCTGCTGGCGTTGCATAAGTTGGAGATATAATTGCCCCATGTCAGGAGGCGTCTGATAAGCCTGCGGCTGAGGAGGAGATTGTTGCTGCTGAGGAGGCGGAGGGGGCGAATTTGCGCCACCGCCCTGTTGAGCAAGCCCAGGAGCAGCGGCTCCCGCACCGGAGCCCGGAACAGGGCCAGAGCGTGAACCGGATTGGCCGGGGAACTGCCCCAACGATTGAGCGAGTTGCTGTTGGGGATTCGGCTGCCCCATCAAGCTGAATAGCAGGTCACCGATGGCCATTGATTACCCCGTCTTCAACCCTTGCAACGCAGACATGAACGACGGGTTGCCAGCCATCGTTACACCGGAGGAACCCCCACCGATACCTGGAGCAGCGGGCTGGTTCATCCCACTCATCTGGCCACTCTGTAGGAAGTTGTTAAGAACACTCTGTCCTACCTGTTGGTTCGCCAACCCCGTCTGTGTCATCGGGTTGTAGCCAGCCCCTGTCATTGCGGGGGTCCCCGGATTCGCCAACGCATTCAGCGCGTTTTGATATCCGCTTGGCTGAGTAGCGGAACCCATCGGCGATGGTTGTGGCGATTGCTGCGCCGCCGCATAAGCCGGGTTAATCTGATAGCCCGGATTAAAATTGGTTCCACCAGTTGCGCCGCCCATTCCAGCATTTTCGCCGCCCGCCGCCCCTCCAGTTGCTTGTCCGCCACCGGTCGGCAAGAATTGAGGGATATTTGGCCGCGATTGCGGCATCGAATTCAGGGTAGTTCCCATCGATTGAAGCGCAGGAGGCTGATAACCAGCAATTGGGTTGCCGGTCGCAGCTTGAACCGGCGTTCCAGAATACTGCGTCGGCCATCCCGGCATTTGGCCGCTCGCATTGAACGACGAATACGGATTCGTCCATTGGCTAGGGTCGGGATAAAGCCCCGCCTGAGCTAAGCCATATTGCGGGAATGTTGAGGCGTTCGATCCATCAACCATAGCTGTATCCTTGCGTGTCGCCGAATGGGCCGCCTCCTCCCGGCGATCCCGGTCGTTGCTGTTGCTGCATAAGCGCCTGCATCATCTGGGGGTTCGCTTGGTGAGACTGCACATTCGGCGTTGGCATGGCCGACATTTGTGCGGGATGAGGGGCCAACGCGCCCGCGATTTGACCGATCCCCTTCCCAACGCCGCCCATGTTCATATTGCCGCCCGTCAACGGATTCTGGATTCCACCTTGAGCCGGTTGTTGCCCCGGCATCGGGCTTGCCGCAGGAGGCGGAGCCCCCATCGAATTCAGAGTAGTTCCCGGAGGCTGAGTGAATGGAGTGGTCGGAGCCTGTTGTTGGCCCTGTTGACCCATCCCGCCCATCATTGCTTGAATTTGTGCCAACAACTGCGGGTTCATGACATCATTCCCATCATTCCGTAAGGATACAATCCGGCCATCATCCCCATCCCTTGCTGGCCCAAAGCGCCGATAGGAGCGCCGGGGTGTTGTCCGGCGACGGGAGCAGCCTGTTGCTGCGCCAAGGAAGCCAACAATGACGCCGCCTGAGGATTAGGCTGGTGAACCCCCAAATTCGGTGCTTGCATCGGCGTGATCTGCTGTTGTTGAGGTTTAATCGCATCCCCAAGTGTTTTCAGGTCGCCCTGCTTAAACATCGTTTGCAGCCCGCCTCCAAGATTTCCCTGAGCGAACTGGCTCGCGGCGGACGGCGGAGGAGTTGTACTCGCGGGAGTTGTACTAGAGGAAGCGACGGGGCTGGAGTTCAGCGTTGTTCCGGGAGGGGTCGGATTGGGCGCGGTGCCCGCTTTCCCCGGAACAAATTCGCCGTCGGAGTTGACGGAACCGACTTGGGAACCTCCGGCGTAACGTTGCTGCCAATTGTTGACGAGGGGAGCCTCGTATTGCGTCGTCCAGATATTAGTCGCATCAGCAGCTGTCTTCGCTCCTTGCAGCCCTTGCAGGACATGAGAATATGGCCCCACTAGTTCGGATTTCATAAACTGCCACTGAGTGTTGGGATCGGTATTGCTCGTCCCCAACGTGCTCGCCATCTGATTTAGGCCAGCCTTGCGAGAGCCGACCCATTGAGCGACGCCGAAATCACCGCCTGCGCCAACAGCCCCGGTATCTAAATTATAATGGCTTTCCCCTCCCAACGAATACAGAACTCCCAGGGCAGCTTGGGGCGGTAGACCCAATTCGCCAGTCAGCTTATTGTAAAAGAACTGCCTGTTGTCGGTTGCGTTATCTGCCAAGGCTCAGCGCTCCTGGAATGCCACGCTTTTTAGGCTTATGTAACATAGACGCCAAGGCCCCCGCCCCCGGCGCAATCGCCTTGCTTCCTGCGATGCTGACAACCTTCGTCGGGTCCATTTTTTGGATATCTTGAGCCATCGGCCCGACAACTTTCGGATACGTCTTCGGATCACCCTTGTAGCGATAGGCGTACATTGGGACGCCGCCCTGCTTGCCGAGCTTCTTAATATCCGTCTTTTCCTCGCGATCGGAGCTAAACAAGCTACCCATGATGGTCCCGACGCCGAGGAGGGCCTGCATTGGGTCTGTAGAAGTCTGGACGTTCTGAGTGCCAGAGGTAGTTTGCGTCTGACCATAAGGTGTCATTCCCAACGAAGCCAGGAGAGTATTCATCTGGGTGGTTGGGTAATTCCACGCCTGATTGAACTGATTCATATCAGCAGTGATCTGGTTTTGCTGCTGAGTTTGCTCTGTCTGGCCCGCTCCAGACAACGCCATGTATTGCTGGAGCGCCCCGGTGTTCTCTAAGTTGGCCATGTTGGCCAGCCCGCTCGCGCCAGCGATCTGATTCTGTTGACCAGCAAGGGTCGCCGATTGGTTGCCCTGAGCAGCCGTAAGTTGACGGTTGAGATCGCCCGTCGCCCCGGCTTGCGCCTGAGTGAAGTTGGCTTGGTTAAGTTGTGAAGCCATGTTACCGATGTTGAGAGCGCCCTGCGCTTGAGCGACACCCTGCTGAACACCCTGCCGGGAACCGCCGTAAGCGTTGGCCGAATTGGCAGCATTCTGTTGCTGATTCTGCGTCAGCGCATTCTGTTGTTGCATCAACGGCAGCGTCGTATTAATGACGCTTTGGGTGAACGGGTTCATATAAGGCGACAGATTGGTGTTCGCCAATGCCCCGGCCGTTACCTGAGGAGCGCCTTGTCCCATCGCGCTGAGGTATCCAGCGTTCGCCTCGCCGAATTGGGTGGCATTCGCCCCCGGCATATTCGCCGCAAGCTGTTCGGATTGCGTCTGCTGCGGCGCGACACTGGCGACCTGTTGCCCTTGATATTGCTGGAGGGGGCGGTTCGCGACATCCTGAGCGAACGCATAGTTCTGTTGCGCCGCCTGATTGACCCATGGAGGAAGCTGGGTCTGCGAGACCTGATTGGTGGTCTGGGTAGTTCCGCTACCGCCCATTTACATGTTCCTCTGATATACGAATGAGCGGGATTTCACCGTCCAGCCGCGTCTCTTCGCATCTGGAAGCCATCCCTTCCTCCCATAAGAATTAATGACTCCAACATTCATGTCCCTAGCATACTCCAAGATCTTGTCGTGCAATTCTCTTAGATCATCTAAATCACCGACCACTGCGACAATTTCCAATACTCTGGCCTTGGGATATTCCGCGATCTGAGTTATTGCCCAACTATTCTTCTCGACGAATGACTGCATCTTTCCCACAGCAATCGCCGACAAGATGTCTTGAACTGTATATAATCCCCCCATTCGGTCCAGAACCCGCTCCAGCTTGCGGTGGTAGATTGCGCCGTTCATGGCGAATTCGGATTTCCTAGAGGTACTTGGACGGCGGTAATATTCCCATCTTGGTCTACTTGGAGCATGTAGACATTGGGGGTAACCCCCGACGGAGCATTGGTGGATTGCAACAAAATCCCCGGAATAGCCACATCGTTGCGGATTTGGTTACTAAAATTCTTCCGGCACCAGAGCGAGAACTGCATCAAGTAGTTACTCAGCGCGTTGCTCATCTTAGGGTCGTTTGGAAGAGGCGGCGGAGGAGTCGTCGCAACTTGCGCCGTGGGGGACCCTTGGGAAACAGCCATTAACGATCTCCTCGCGGCACAGAATCTACCAAATGCTGGCCTACCGTAACTGGATTAACAGCCGGACCGGAGAGCTGAATCATAAGGCGAAGATCGCGAGCCGTCGTCCGGAAATCGATGTAACCATCCGAGCGAACCGGCTTAGCAGCCGTCTGCGCCTCTGGCGCTAAAGCCCCGTTGGCAACGCTGCGGCTCATCCGATATATCAACGAATACAGAAGATTGTTAACGTCGCCCCCGATATCCGGAATCATCTGCTTCAGAGTGGTTAGTCTGGAACCCGCCGCTAAATTCAAATCGAACGTCTGCGCCCAAGGCAGCGGAACATTCGCCGGGTACACGTTCCCAGCCTCATGCTGGAAGGCTACCGTCCCATCCGCCATAACGGTGTTCACCGTATAAGCGGCGGAGACGCCAGCTGAACGCGGCATCTGTCCTTGCGACCACCAACCCTCTTTATAATTGTAAATGACGCAGCGGGTGTTGTATGGTTGGCCATTCTGGGGAAAGAACCACCAGAATTCGTTGAAATCCGAGACGTGAACCGCGCAAGATTGCCATCGCACGTTCAGCAAATCGACGTCATCATCGATCCAAGGTCGCACTTGGCACTGGATCGGAACAATATAGGACCCGTTATAAGAGAACATCCCCTGTTTGGAGAACCACAGAACCATCGACGAGGTAGCGATGACACTCTTCGGCGACCATGGCGTGCAATTATTCCCTAAAGGAACGTAGTTGTAGACGTAGGGAATCCCCAGGAAATTGCTAATGTATGAGATAGCCCCGGTCCAGAACAATACTCCAAGAGGCGTAGCGAGCGCCGTCACAATGGGGGAGGCTGGTTCGATATCGAGATATCCCGATTGGGACACCACATTGGTATAATCCCAAGCACCGAAATTCTCTTGATCACACCAAGCGAAGCGCCGGAACCCGCCTCCGTTCACATTGTCATACGCGCCGAATATCATTACGAAGCGTTCGTTGGTGACAACGAAGCATCGACCTTGCGGGACAACTCCGCGACCAGTGTCAGCAACCACTGGAGTTGCTACATTCCCGAATTGCAGGATATCGTTGGGCATGCCAAGGTTAAGTGCCCCAGCTGTCAAAGTCAATAGCCCAGCATTGCTATAGCTCGACACCGTACCGATTTCCAAACCGCTGGTGGTGTTGAATACATCCATTCCCGGAGCAACAGTTCCTGGATTGGCGTCGGTCATGTTGATGGTAGTTGCGCCTGCGGCGAATGCGTTGTAAACCGGATTGGTGAACACCACCCCCGGCGAACCGTTAGCGGGGTCCCACTGCAAGAGTCTCTGATCGGGGGAAGTCATTGCCAATAGAATCCCACCGAAATTATCCAAGCTCCAAGCATCAGGAAGGCGTTCCAAAGCTTGAATGGTGGATTCCGGTCGCGGCGTTCCATAAGTACCGGCGCTATAAGGGCCTTCGCCATATCCGCCCTCGGTTGGCGGTTGCGGGGGTAAGATGCCTCCTCCTGGGGTTATGTCAGTGAGAGTTCCACCAATGTCAACGTACAAATTGGATTCACACAGATAAGCAATATTGAGAACACTGTTCAGGTCGTACCAACCGTGAATAGCTCGACAGCGGGAAGCGAACGAATAGGTATACTGAGCTTGCCCGCCAATCGGCGACAATTGACCTTCCACCCAACGCATCAGATTAACCTCCGACCAATTACTGGAGGCCATCTGCTTCGTCGGGTTAGTGACGACGCCAGGAGGAATCTGGATTGGTTTAAACTGCGTGCTCATTGATACCGAATGATGAACGGAATAGCTATGAAAGGCGGAGTGACAGTGAGGTTCTGACCGCCGCCAACCGCGCCCTCGGTGATTCCAGTTGCAGCGCCATAAAGAGCAACCCCCGTCCCAGCGGGATTGATGTTAGCGTTTATGGGGTTGACGCTGATTCCGGTCCCGGACACCCCTGAGGTTCCCTGTACAATTTCTGGAGGCTGAGCCGCGAGTGAATAATAACCGCCGCTGCCGACCGGAACCATAACGCCGCCGTGAGCGTGACCAGGATCATTTATGGTGTGACCGTGCGGCGATTGGCTGTGGTTGTGAGTCGGGTCATAAACAGTGTGAACATGGGTAGGATCGTTGATCGGGTGTGAGTGTGAAGGAAGTTGAGCCACACCAATAGCGTAGCTAAAAGCTCCTCCGGTAGAACCGGGGGGAGTGCTGGCGTTCGCACCGATCGGGAAAACCTGCTCCACATTCGGCACGTTGAAATTCGCACCCGAACCGCCCCAAGTGTAACCGATGGCGGCGAACAGCTTGGCATAAGTTCCGGTGGTCGGATAGGAGCTTCCGTCGCACAGAATCCAATTGGTTGGCGGGGTCATGCCGCCGCCCCATTGCACAATCATGCCGATAAGCACCGACGCCTGCTCGTTGGCGAACACCTGAGCGTCGATCAGCGCCAAATCGTTATTGAGGGTGGTTCCCCAAGTGGTCGCATCCCCGCCGACTGCGGGCTGAACCCACCCATAATTCGGCGTTAGTGTATCAGCCATTGGGCGGGCCTTTCTTGTGCTGGCCAAGCCAATAAGCGACAACTGCACCGAATGCAGCCACTAAGCCGCCAATAGCTCCGCTCGTGATTTCGTCGGTTGGGATAGTGAAAAATGCGCAGAAAGTGACTAGCCCGAGGAAGGCCAATATAACTAGAAGTGATATTGTAAGCGTTCCGCCAGTTGGGTCGAATTTGCCAGAGACAATCAGAAGAACGGCCGTCAACGCAACAGCGATCACAATGCCAATTGATGCCGGGTAATCCATCAGCTTCGGTGTCGGAGGCGGGATTATTAGCCCATTGTCAGCCATTCGGCGGCTCCGGCATTACATGGTGCTCAGGCAATCCAGGCAACTGCGCCTCCAACGATTCGGGCGGCAAAGCAGGGATTTGTTTCAACGCGTTCTTGAACTTCCAATAGTAGCCCGCGATGGTCTGCGCCTTATCAGTTCCATTGACGATCCGGCGCGCGTTCACTGGGTCCTCGATGCCCTTCGATTTCGACAGATACTTTGGCAATCCAACGCCAGTGAACCACCCATAAACCATGCCGTCGTAGGAAATCAACGCCGACACTTCTGGGTCCAGCATGTTGCTGGCATCAGGGTAGATACTAGACTTCGGGTGGGTGTCCGGCACCATGCCGTATCTATCTTTCAAGTATTGCTGGCCATTCTTGTAGTTCGTGTCCCAAGTTAGCTGAACGTGGCCGCGTCCGTAGTAACATTGGCCATAAGGACCAGCAGGCTTGCCGTAGCTCTTACCCGAACCTTTACCATATTCTTCGATCGGCTGCATTGTATAAGCCGTCTCATGATAGAAGGTCGCCAAGGCGTAGGCAAGCCACATCGTGCCATCGTTGGGATTGTTGGCCTCAAACCCCCACTCCCAAACTTGCAGCAGATAGTTCATACCATCCACTTGGCTCTGAGTAAGCGTGCCGCTGAACAGATCTCTACGCACGGTGTCAAAAAAGTGCTTGCGATCGTATGGCATTATACATTACCGCCCTTCTTCACCACTTTGACACTATTCTGCAAGCTATCGGGCGACGTTGCGACTTTCGGGCTATTGCCCTCGTCGAGCCACGCCAGATAATCTTGGCAATCGATGTTGTCGGGGTCCATCGGAATGAACGCACCGTCTTCATCACGCACAATAATACCATCATGAGGCTGGTTGCGAATTGGGTCCCAAACTTGAGTGTAAGTCATGATCAAAGCTCCGCGCTCAGTGGCGCTCTATAGCCAGAAAGCAAACAATCACCAGCCGCAGCTGCTTGTATATAAACACCGACGCCATATGATAATGTATATTGAGGTCCGCTGCCCATAAAATTCCTAGTAAGTGGAGTAGCATTCGGGTCAACCACAGATGCCCCCATCGTTGGCGCGGCTCGCATAGAAAGCGGAATAGATTGCATCATGTAGTTCCCAGCAGCCCCAGCTTGCCACTCCATATTAAAGATAATCCAACGGAAGTACCGTTCGCAGTCAGCTTGGCTCTTGGCCAGCGACTGCCGATTATAGGGTGTTGCTACGGAGCCGATCTCCAGCTTGACGCCGGTAACGACGAAGCTCGCGCCGTTCGTCGCCACCGGATTAACTGAACCATTTGCACCAAGAAGCGGGCTAGACGCCCACACCCCGGCAGGCCCACGAACATTTGCCCCGCTACCAAGATCAAACGTCAAAACGAGGCCGCTAGAATTGCCGCTCAACGTCCATGTTCCGCCCGTGTCGCCGGGAATAGTGACGGTGATCTTCGTCCAAGTATTTGCCGCCGGGACCGAATAAGCGAACGGGCATCCGCGATTGTTCGCCGCCCCGTTGCGCAACGAGCCACCAAACTGACCTGCAAGGCTAGAGTAAACCCAAAACGACAACGTGACCAGCTGCGCTTGTGGCGTGCCAAAGGCGAAGTCACTAACCATGTCGGCTTCGATGGGCTGCGTGATGACAAAGTAATCTGCGGCCAATGGCGTATAAGCAGAGCTTGTATTAAAACCAAGTTGATAAGGAAACCCCGGTGCAACGCCAGTTCCACGCTGCCATGTTAATTTACTGGCTTGAGAGGCTACATAATACCATCGATCAGCCGTATAAGCACCCGCTGTTCCCGCCGCGCCGTTGTTGCGCTGATCAATCCGCATATCGCCGTTAATGATACGGTTATCGTTGACCCCCGGCACGACGGTGGGCGCAAGACCGCTCGGCAACCACTTCACCCCGTCCCAAATCCAGACGACGCCTGCAGCGCTGAATTGTTGGCCGACAGTGGGGCTGGCGGGGAAGTCGATCATATCTCCGCGCTCGCAAATACGTTTCGATCAAACGCCGTAGTTGTAAGAGCATTGGCGACCGAAGTGCCATAAGCTCTAAAACTAGTGGGAAAAGAATTGTCGATAGTGAAACCACTTATATTAGTATCGGCATTTATATTTGAGCTTGTCACCGTTGGCGACGCACGCATCTGAACTGGCCAAAAACCGCTCGCTGATAAATAATAATTTGCCCCCGCTAAGTTAGCGACTGCGTGAATTGCTGTGACAGCGTAATACCTCTGACAATCGGCCAAGGTCTTAGCGAGCGATTGTCGGTTAAACGGCGTGGCAACGCTGCCAATCTCCAACTTGACGCCAGTAAAGTTGAATTGTCCCGTCGCAGAACCAACGACATTAGTTGTACCGGTTGCACCCAAATAATAGTTCGACGACCATGCTCCTGCTGGACCGGCGTAAGTCGTACCGACACCAAAGCAGAACATGACTCTCACGCTTGCCGCGTTGCCCGCCATCACCCACGTTCCGCCAGTATCGCCGGGAATCGTGATCGCGACCTTGGTCCATGTATTTGCGACCAGCGAGTAAGTAAACACATAGCTTCGGTTCGCTGCCGCGTTGGTGAGCGAACCAGAAAACGTCCCACTCAAATTAGAGACGACCCAAAATGACAAAGTGACCGGCTGCGCATTGGCTGTGCCCCACGCGAAGTCCGAAATCATATCGGCTTCGAGAGCTTGAAGAAAGCCGAAATAGTCGGCGGCGACGGGGGCGTAAGCCGAGTTCGATGCAAACGCGAGGAATTTACCAAAACCTGGAGGGCCGTTTGCAATGCCTTGTTGCCACGTTCCCTTAGTCGCCAGCGAAGCAGCGAACATCCAGCGGTCAATTGTATAACCAATAGCCGTTCCGGTCGCACCACCGTTGCGTTGGTCAATCCGCATGTCACCATTAATAATGCGGTTATCACCCATGAAAATAGGGGCTGAGATTGTTCCATCAGCCGCCGCTTTGATGGTCGTCCCGTCAACCTTAACCGCGCCCAAGCTGGTCATAGAGGCGGGCGGGAGAAGGCTGGCGGCATTTACCGCGACAACCCACTGCGACGAATTGGCGTCTGCATACCAGACGTACAATTGACCGCCAACACTATCCCACCACAAAGCCCCAACGGTGGGAGATGCTGGAGGCGTATCGCTAACGGTTATCGAAGCACCGCCGCCTCCGCTGGGCGTTGCCCAGGACAAAATACCAGCGCCGTTGGTCGACAGGAACTGCCCCGCAGTTCCGCCATAGATCGCCAGGTTATTCGGGCTGGATAAAGCAAGGAGCCCATTAACGGCAAGGCCGCCCTGAACAGTTACGCCCGACCCATTGAAGGTTGTTGACCCGTCAGCCCGCGCAATGGTCAGCCAATTGCCAAGAAACGCGCCGGTTGTGCTGTAAGCCGATAGGCTAAAATTAGACCCGGTGTTGTTCAGCCCCTCCGTTGTGCCATCACCAAGCGTCAACACCCATCGGGCAAGATTCGACGTCATGCCGAGGATAGAACGCTGATTGCCCATCGGAGCATTCAGCACCATCGAATTTGAACCCTGAACGGTCACAACTTGATTGACCGTCAGGTTGCCGGTAATGGTGCCGCCCGTAAGCGGGAGCGCTGCATTCCAGGCCCCGTTCGCTATACGACCGTAGGTCTGGCCATCTTGCGGCGCATCGGTCTGAATTGGCACTGCCGCCCAAGTGGAATTAAAACGGCCAAAAATCTGTCCCGGAGGCGCATCCGGAATGATCTGCGGAAGCAGGACCCAAGCTTCGCTGTTGCGGACGTAGGATGAACCATTATCCGGTGCATCTTCGATACCGCCAACGGTGCTGTCAACATATTCCTTGGTCGCCGCTTCAAGATCCTCAATCGGATCGCGGCTCAGCATCACCGGATAATCAAAATAAACATCGGTTGGCGTAATCTCTGCCGCTGTTGATAGGATATTGCCCTTACCATCCAGTTGGTTAATTTGGAAATTCGGCGGCGTCGATCCATCGTTAAGGTTTACCTGCCAATAAAACGAACTAACGGTGGCCGGAACACCTGTTATAACGATTCCCTCGGTGAGCGATGGGCCACCGGGAGGGCAACAGCCAGAAGTTGGATTCCAAGTGTTCTGTGGAACCACCCCAGGAGATGGCGGCGGCAACACTACGGGAGGAGCAGGGACCCAAGTATCCGTCATCCGAAGCTCCTTGTTCGAGTTCGGGTGACGCGGGAACCAGAAGACCGCGCCAGACGCCAATCATTATTCAGTTTGGTAATAAGAGCGTCTGCAAGCTGGGAGAAATTACCTGCTTGAGCCTCCTCACCAACCGCATGTAATGCCGCATTACCCAACGCCGCCCACAAATATAGATTCGGATATTTCGTGTAAACCCAACTATCCGTCGCGTCATTCAGCGGCGGGACTTCCGCGAAGTAGACGATCTGATACTGAATGCCTTCAGTAGCATTAGGAGGGCCGCCAAAATACAAAGCGCGCCCAACAATAGTGTAATAGCCGTACGCGTGCCAATCGCTGAGATTGAAAAACTCATCGTTGGACTTGTAGCGAATTGGTGCCCAACCACTCGGATTAACCGTCGTCTGAACGTTGACAAGAAACATCTCTAGCCAATTGTCGGGGAGGGTGGAACATCTATTGGTGACTGTGTTCACGGAGGGATTCAACATCCGATCGACCCGAAGATCGGAATTCATCTTCTGCTCAGCCATCGTAATGAATGACTGGATAAGCCCGGAAGTATTGACCCAATCTTGTCGGTTCGCCCAATCCATCAACTGGTTGGACAGAGTAGTCAGCTGCAGAGGCATCAGACCCGTCCCTTCCAGATCCTAAACGGGGCAGCGTCACTCGAATTGAGATAACGCTTCCAATCGCCCTCGTCCCATCCCTGTGCTATCGCCGTCTCGTAGACAGTCATTGGAATGCGGGCGAGCAATTTGTTGGTTGTGCGCTCCCGGTGATTCTCCGTATCGCGCTTAATGCTTTCAAGTACTTCATCAACATTCTGCTCAGTAATAATATGGAACCGAGCAGGGTCTTCGGAATCAGTCATCAAGGTACGACGAATACCATCCTCGTCCTTGATGACTGACTTCCGCTCCACGTCCTTGTCCTTTTACGCCGTGATACCATTGAACAGAATGTGCGCGAGAGAGTTGCGCATTTCGACGCCCCACTCCACGACAATCATTCGGTTTTCCGCATCACCGATGCGGGCCATCAGGTACTGGCGGAACGCACGGAAGAACGCAACTGCCGCGTAATCCGGGTCAATGAGGAGGCCGATATCCGGCGCAACCCAACGAGACGGGAGCGACTTCACTCTGCCGAAATCCGTCGCGAAGATATCGACGGTAGACACAACCTCGGTCTTCCCGACCAAGACTTGGGTGGTGGAGCGGCCGACAAAGGTCGAAGCCGTCCGCTTCGGCCCCGGCGGCAGAATCCACATCGTGGGCGACGCACCGTTGGTGTATGCTTGCTGCATCGCGTCGTTCAGCATCTCCTCGGTCAGCTGAACCGGAGTAGCTGGAGCCACAAATGGATCCGTCTGCAAGACCGGCAAACCAGTGACCGAAGTTCCCGGCGCAATCGCAGCGGCAGGGTTGCTATTCTTGTCAATAGCTCGCGCCAACCAGTGAGAGATGCCTTCGGTGATGCGCGGAACAGGCGTGGTCGCGTCCGACCCGTCGTTACGCGCTTGCCGCGAGCACATCATGACTTCCATGTCCGACTTTAGGACCTTGGCAGCCATTGCCATCTGGTGGGCCATTTCGGAGCCCTTGCCCGCCGCGTCCGACTCCTCCTGAGTCCCTGACACGGTGGCATCGCGTTCCGAAATCTGCGTGCAGTTATTGACGCGGACAGTCGGCGTTCCAACGGAAGGAGAAAGTTGGAAACCTTCGACCTGGGCGTTAGCGGCGTTGACTAGCGGAAGATGTTCGGTTTGCCAGTCGAATATTCGGTTCTTAACGTTCCTGCGCCGAATCGCAGACATAACAGGCGTGTCGAACGGATCGATGTTGTAGATAGCGTTCGACAAATCTTCGCGGTTCGCCGTAGCCTGATACGTCGTAAACGCGTTCGTAACCTTTGGCATGGTGACTCCTCATCGGATTATCTTCTCGAAGACCGAGGCCGCGTCATCAATGCGACCTGATTTAGCCAATCGGCTCTGGGCTTCGTCGATATTCCGACGTCCCGCGTTCCCTATTCGGGGTGCGGAACCGGGTGTCAACGCTCTGCCTTTACCGGGGACGACCGCTCTGGGTTTTGCCGCCATCAACCGGTCATATTTGCTCGCCTTCCTCAAAACACTGAGCATCCGCGCATCGTAAACGGTCGCGACCTCTTGTTCCGAGAAACCCGCCGTCATTGCGGTTCGCCGCATTGAGTTGAGTTCTTTTCGGAGAGCACCTTCGTCAGGGATCTTATTGTCCATGACGAACCTAGCGAATTGATCCTTCGCATAGGTTTCCGTAGATCGGGCCTGTTCCGCAGCCCTCTCTTGCATCGCCGCGCCTCTTGCCTGTCGAAGCGCTTGCAGTTTCTGATCCACCGCCTCGTATTGCTTCCTCAATGAATAGGCGGATTTCGGATCTCTCTGGAACTCCGCTTCCCAATCAGGTTGCTGCGGAAGGAGCGTCATAATCTCCTGCTCCAGCGCTGCGTTCTGATTGATGTAGTGGTCACGGACCTGCGCAACACGCTGTGCCTCGGCCATGACTGTTTGAGAAGCTTCGTTTACTTTATTCATCCGCTGGTGGAAAGTTTCTGTGCGGATGTAACCTTCGAGCGCCTGCTTTAGGGTAACCTCCATCGGTTTCCCGTCAACAGTTACCTCATACCTCTGGTCAGACCCCTCCCCGCCTTCGCCTTCGGCGTCTTCGCCGGCGTCCCCGTCGGGCAACTCCCGCTCGTCGTCGGTCTGCTCGTCGTCGTCTGATAGAGCCCCTTGATCTTGTGACTCGGACTCGTCGTCACCTTGTTCTTCCCGCCGCTCATCCCCGAAGGCTTCGTGTCTTTCGTCGGCGGGGGCATTGACGCGTCCCTCGCCGTCGGATTCATCACGTTGGCGACCCTGCCTTTCAGCTTGGGAGGTCGTTTTGCGGGATCGTGTGGCAGGGGCTCCATCTTCGAACGGGTCACCATTTGCTCTCGCTTCCTGGCGACGCCTACGAACATCCTCCCCGCCATCGCGGGTATCGCCAAACGCGTCGCCTTCAGTTTGGCGCTCAGCAAATAAAGGCTCAGGACGTGGCGCATTCTCACGGAATCGACCAGAAGTATCCCGCGCGGGAGCCCGTTCGGGGCCTCCTACCGCGTCACGGAAAGCATTGGCAGCTTGATCAATTCCCTCGGGCATTTCTTGCCATCATTTTGTAATCATTTATCTGAACAGCAAGTTCAGTAGCAAGGGCTTCCAGCGCGTTTATCCTAGCACACAGGCGGGCACCTGTCAAGTCCCCCGCCCCGTTGTCCATGAGTTCCTGGAACCACTGCTTGCGTAGTTTCATCAGAGCGTATTGGAATGCTTTGTTCTCAAGCAATTCCTTAGATATGCGAGCGCGCTCCTTTATGTCCTCCGGATCAGAACTGTGATCCATTATTCACCCCCACCTTGGGGCTTAGCAGCTTCCATCGCGATGCGCTCTCGCTCGATCTGCATCTTCTCCAATTCCTGCTGGTTCTGGAGTTCCATCTTCTGGCGCTCAAGCTCGATGCGCTTATTATCGTACCCGCTCTTCTGAAGCAGCTGCTCCTGCTGAATTTCGGCGGTAGCCTTATTCTTCTGCGCTTCAAGGCCTTGCTGACCAATCTTCGCGGCGGCGTCGGCTTTAACCTTCTCGTACTGAGCCTTGGACGCAACCGTCATTGGATCGGGTTCCTTCGGCGCAGACTGCATCGCTTGCAGCGTCTGCGGGTCGGGCATCTTGAAATACCGACTGACATTTTTAATGTTGAGCATCTCCAGCATATCAGTAACGGTGTTCAACATTTCTGGAATACCGCAGATGGGATTATTGAGGCCCATCTGACTAACGAGAGTTTGCTGATCCTGCTTGATCTGCGTAAGAGCCATCATCCGCGTAACATCGGTGCCCTTGCCGAGGGTCGGATTTACCTCCACGCCCATCGTGGCGTCGAAGGTGCTCGGATCGAATTGCTGAAAAGTTCCGTTGACCCGGAGAATACGCGGCGGGTTCGGATTCTCGCATATTTCGTTATAAAGACCTTGGAAGAGATCCTTAAAGCCGGTTTCCGCGAGAACCCTTGCCACCAACTCGATGCGTTCTTGGGCTCCGGAAATGATTGCATCGACGCCAATCATAGTCGACGATTGCAATGCTTTAGGATCAAGGCCCTTCGCCGCATCGGATAGTCCTGTCCGCCGCTGCAACACTTCGTTGAGCATCTGGATCACCGGAAGGGCGTCCTGACCAACGAATGGGGTACGGGAATAGGCTACGGCGGTGTTCGGATCGCCTCGCGTGCGAATGATGGCCCCAAGATCATCGTTCATCGCGTCGTCGAGATTCGTCATCAATTCGTTGACGACGGTCTTCGGGTTGATCGATTCCGCTAGCGAATCAAGAACACCCCGGAACATATTGGTCTTGATGCGCTGGATATCGAGGGTGAGATCGGCGATAGAATCGCCAACAATAGTGTGAGAAATGGGATCAACAGAAAAACAGGCGAACTTAGCTCGATTCGCTGTCTCATCGTTGACGATTGCGTGATCCTCTCCCATCGTGCAAATATATCGGAGCTGAGTTGACCCAGTTCCATCCTTATCCACCCAGATGTACCATTCTCCATACATCACTCCATCGCCAATACGAGTCGACATTCCACGACCCTCATTGCGGAGTTGGGCCTCCATTGTAAAGTTATGAATATCTTGCGTCTGAACATAATTGGCGCATAAGTCGCGGTCATAACCCATTGACACCAATTCGTCGATGTAGACAATACGCTCGTGCCCGATAATGCGGGAACGAGAGAAACTTCGCGCGTATCGATCAAGGCGCATCTCCTCCGGAGGAACCCCGGCGACCTTAATTACCGGTTTGCTGATCTGATACTCGATAACCACTTCAGGAAAGAGACCAGTCTGCTGATCCACCGGGGCTGCTTGAACCACCCTCGACCCCTGCGACTCTTGCAGGAGAAGTTGGATCTGCATTTGGTTGCAATTGACGAATGTCTTGTAAGCTGTCTGAACATTGTCATCAGTCCACCATTTCACGAAGCCTGTCTTAACCGTCATCGCGTCTTTGAAGGCACCGTATAGAATAAGAAAGCCTGGATTATCCTGCCAGAACGTATAGTTCACGTAGTTTGTCGCCTGTTCGGCGGTTGCAATTTCCTGCTGCGTTCTAGGAACAATCGTTATAACATTCTCTGACGCAGCGAATATGCGAACGAGAGAGGGCAGCATCTGGAGAACGGCGTCGCGAACATCGGTGGACACGAAAGTCGATTTGTTCAACGACTTTGTGTTATATTCGCCGCCAAGAATATCGCCGAATGTAAGACTGGGGTCCGTAAGGACACTGGAAGTCTCCTCAGGAGGCTGCCCCTCCATGCTCGGAAGCATTCCGTAATAAAACTTCTGCGCCTCGTCGCGATATTTGGCAAGCACAGAGTTCTCATAATCCCTGCAATCATTAATGAGGGAATCAATGAATTGCGCATACGACTCCGGATCAGCGGGATCGTATTGCGTGGCGGTTCCGGAATCCTTAAAAGAATAGAAGAGGCGTTCCATGCCTCCGCCAGCTTGCTGCGTGTAAGACATTTAGTAACCCCATAACGAAGGATCAACGCCGCTGCTCGGTCTATTGGGACCCGTCTGCTGGCCGCTCCCCATCACCTTCTGCTGATATGGCCCCATGTTCCACGGGGCGACCCCGGAAGTATCCGTGGAACCATCGAAGGTATTGTTGGGGAGGTTCTGGAACATCTTGCCTACGTCGAATCCACCCGAGAGGGCGCCTGCGGGCGGCGTTGCGGACGGATGCCCCGGCGGAGTCTGTTGCGGACTGCCTCCGAACATGCTACCAAGGTTGGCAGCTGTGTAAATGGGAGCACGACCGCCCACCGAATTAGGGGTCTGATATTGGACGGTGCCGAAGTTGGGGTTCATCGGCGGGTTGTTCGCGGTGCGGTTCGCGCCCTGTGGAGCGGGAATACCTGGAGAGGGTGCGCCGCCAACGTTGGAAGGGTTAGGAACAGGCGGAGCGTATGGATGGCGAACCCCACCGACCGGAATGGGGATATTCCCCAATGACCCTGGGGCCATTCCGGTGTTCATATTCATCGCCGAATCAGCCGCGCGGGGGTCTCCTCCAGGCGGAGTGTAACCACCAGAGCCTGGAATAATCGGTCCAGTTGGCGTCCCGCCCGCGTGCGCCTGCATTACGTTGGGAAAAGCAGACATATCGGTGGCATTGCCGGGGTAAGTCTGCGCCAACAACGCGTCGAGCCAAGCGGGATTCTTCTGCGAGGTAGCCATTATCCTCTCCAGGTTATAGCCTTCACCGCCCACATCTGTGCAGTCTGCGCCTCGGTGATCGCGACGCTATAAAGACGCTTGTGCTCGCCGTCCGAAGTACTGGAACGAGCGTCGTTGAGAGCATCGATAATCTCGGCGAATAGTCGCTTACAGTCGTGAACATCGTCGCTGCCCGACGGGTTGAACGACAAGCCAACTGCGGATTCCCCATAACTCATTGCGCGATCTCCTTAAACTATACCTCTTATCCTTCGCCTAAGAGGGCCTTGATGTCTAGCGGAACCGGCATATCCGGCAACCAAGTGGAAGCTGGTGGCGAGCGTTCGAAAAGCGTCAGCCGGATGAGACGCCCAATCATGAACGGGGCGTCCGAGACGGCTGCGCTTGTAGGCACGAAGGCCAGACATTCCTTTCTCGGTGGTATCCTTGTTGAACCAGGACATTCCCAGAATTCCCCGAACTGCAGCGATCCCGTCCTCGGGAGATGCAAGCGGAGCTGTAATAACTGGCTCGTCAAGAAGCTCACTAAGAACTTGTCGTCTTGATTGGCCCGTTGCAAGCTCGCGCGCTTCAACGTCATGAGGTAAACAATGCGCCTTATATTGGAATCGAATCGACCCCGACGAGCCAACTTTTTTAGAGTTGATAACTCCAGCGTAATGTGATAAAGGCTGCCCGTAGCTCTGATAGTAATCAATGACGTGGATTTCTCTCCCGCAAATCTGATAAAACCAAATACACATGGCGTCGTGAATGCCCAAGTCCCACGCGGTAATCACCGGCGCATTGAGGTCCCAAGATACGCGATCAATTCGGCCCTCCGCCATCATCATATTCAATGTTTCTGCGTAGTAAGACCCCTCGATTGGTGCCTCGAAGCTGCAGAGCATCTCGCGAGCGTATTCCTCGGGAGACATGTCGATCTGCATCTGTTGGACTTCAGAAGGGGAAAGTGCGTCGGTGCTTGTCACCGGAATAATGTGGATGTCCCAATCTGGATTGTCTTGGTTTTTCTTGAGGAGTGCGTGAAAGTGATCGTCCCCGTTGGACGTCCCTGATATAATGCCGAATCCACGATAATCAGCCAGACATGGCCGCACGACGCTAGAAAACACAGCAGGATTAAGTAGAGGGTATTCATCGAGTACGATCCCGTCGAAGTAGACGCCGCGCATCCTCTCATAAGCAGCCGAGCCGCCATATAACCGAATTGAGGCCCCATTCGGGAGCACTGTCATCAAATCCCCTTCATAAAACCTGACGTTGGGGATGGGTTCAGCGTAATGCTTGGCATACCCCCAGACGAGATCTTTTGTTTGATCAAATGACGGCCCAACATAAGCATACCGAGGAGGCGGGTCTTTTCGTCTGAGCTTGAGGCTCGCCCGTAACAGGTGGTTATATTCCGCAACAGTTTTTCCAGCGCGTCGGTGAGCGCATACGAATTGGAACCTCTTAATAGAGGCGTGTAGGGGCCTAAAGTGGACTCGCGGGACATACGGAATATTTACCCTGCGGGGTTCCGCCCGATCGATAGGATCAGGTATATCCGGTAGTTCGCCGTCCATTATCGGCCGCGCAATACGTCATGCCGCGCGGGGACGCAGGTGCAATGCGCCAATCCTGCGAACCCCGAATCAAGCTGGCTCCCAATTATGCCCTGTTGCAGATGGTTATAATACTGCTGGGCTTGCGCCTGATACTGCTGCGCTTGAGCCTGCTGAGCCAACGCATGTTGGTGATATTGGTGGGAGTGGTCGTAATACCCTCCCAGCTGGGATAGCCCTTGAGCTTGCGACTCAGCAGCGAATTGGCTGTAGTGTTGCGTGCGCAGCGTTTCCAACCGCCCGTTCTGAACCACCAGTTCCTGCACTTGCGCGCGCAAGGCTGCGCATTCCAGCGTCGATTCCGCCAGCGCCAATCCAAGCTGCGAATTGGTGCGGGTGAGATCCGCTATCTTTATGTCTGCTTCTTCTAGTTCCCGCGCCGAATTGAGAACGTCCGCGTCATGCTTCATTTTTCTCTCCCTCGATAATAACCCCGTCGTCGTTCTCGGGCGTCTGAATGGCGGTTCCATCTGCCCATTGAATCAATATGTTCCCGCCCTCGCTGTTAATATTTATCTGCTTGCCAGGGCCTTGGCCGTATCCGCGCCCCCTGCCCAAGCTGGAGAGCACATATTTGGACATGCTATCGCGACGGGCAGCGTCTTTGTCATCCCACAACGCGTCCTTGACGTTCTCCTCAGCTTTGTCAGCCAATTGCTCCCGAGCTTCGTTTTGTTCAGCGAGCAGGCGCGGCGACGAATTGATAAAACGCCGGAGGCGGGACGCCAAGACTTTGAGCCTAATTGCGGCCTTTGGAATGCTGCCGGACTCCAACCAAAGGGCGGTGCGAACTTCCTCAACATTAAGAGGCAGCGAATCTGGACGCTCATCCCATGGTTGCGTGGGTATGGGTTGCAGGTCTTGGGGAAAATCGACCACAGCAACTCCTGATCAAGCGCCCGGAGTGGACCCCTGCGATAAGGTAACGTTCGATTAGCCTCGATGGACTGAAGACACCATCTCTACAAGCTAACGTACGCCTTACCAACGCATAACGCTCTCCGAATCAGCTTCTAGTTTATGAACTCACCTATCGGGGACATGACCATTTTAGCACACCTGCAGGTGTGTGTCAAGTCTGGCACGGAACCACATGGGGTTCGAGCATAGTGGCAGTATATTATGAACCTCGTTCCGAGCGCGCCGGGTCCCGCGCGCCTTTCACCAGCCACAATCCGGGGTTGTGGGGGGTTTCGAAAATATGATACGTTATAACATTGCAAGGAACTCCACAATTGGCGATTGCTGTTATGTTATAACATTCCGCCTGCGCTTGATGGACGTTATAACATAACAGTTAACACCGTACACCCGCGATGGGTTGACCTCGTGCTCGGAGCGTGGTAGAGTGCGGGCAGATCGGAGCGCAGGGCGGATTGGCTGCCCTGGCCCGGTCTGGAGAACCACCATGACAAAGCGCACACACAAAGGCGGACGCGTGCTCGAAATCGAGGCCGAAGCGCCCGCAACCGCACCCACAACCACGCAACCCGCGCTGCAACTCGAGCCGCAACCAGCGGCTGTTGACGACGTGTACGGCGAATACCCGGCTGAAATGCCCAAGGCACTCGCGCCCAAGACGGTAGTGAAGACGGCGTACAAGCACCGCTATCAGGACCGCGCAAAGGCGCGCGGGCTCACGGATAAGGCCAGCCGCCGTGGCAACGGCGATTGGCTGCAGAGGGAGCTGCAGGCGGAGTGCAACGATGCCAAGGGAAACTTTGACCTCGGGCGCTTCGAGCGCATCCTCGACGCGAACGGCGTCGACTACAGCCGCTGGAACCGCACCAGCAATGGCTGGCAAGGGCGGGTGCGAATGAGCGGTTCGCTGGTCCTGCGCGGCGTGGTCGGGAAATCGGGCGTGTTCCGAACCCCAGACGGCGAGCAGAACCTAGTGGAACTCGCGGCGCAAGGCGACCACGACGCCGCCGAATTCCTCAGCAAATGGGCGAACTAGCCCAAGCGGCGGCTTGGGGGGTGGCGTTCGCCGCCCTCCTCGCAGCCCTAGCGAACAGCTGGGTCTAACCGCAACGCCCGGAACTCGCGTTCCGGGCGTAAACGTATGTGCGCGGCGGTGTTCCGCTTGCGCTTATCCTTATACTTCCGCCTGCGCCTCTGTGTACGCAGCGAATTCCGCTTCTGGGAATTCAATGCCTCAGGGGACTTAGAAGCGGAATCGGAACGTACACAGGCAAGCGGAACACCGAAACCCAGCTTACGGTACACAACATACTGCGCCCCCGTGCTGGGTATGGGATTCTCTAGCCACCTGCGCATGCCCGGGTGGCCGCCGCCCAAGAAGTCACCCACGCAGGCCCAAGCCTCCAAGCCACTATTGACCCTCCCGATTTTTAATCCCGCACAGCGACCTATACTTCTTTAAAAAGAAAATAGTACACACAGTACAGAAAGAAGTACCGTAAGTCGCTTACGGTGTCCGTTGGGAAATGGGGATTGACGCCGGACCCCCGTCCGTGGTATAATTGGCCTGTGCCGCAATCAGGCGGCGGAGACGCGTAACATGGAAGGGCCACGAGGATGAAGTTCTTTGTATGGGACGAGGGCACCGAACTAGAATCCCGCGACCCCGCAGAAGTGATGCTCCGCAACGCGGAGAATGGAGCGACGACAGATTCGTTCTATACCGAGCAGGGATTCGTTGACGCGGAGGAGGGCATCGTCCCCGTAAATCCACAATGGGCCGTCGAAATCCGCGACTTCGGCCGCATGATTGGACTTGAGACATGGGCCGAAACTCAGGAAGAGGCCCACCGGCGCTTCATGTTGCACAAGGTCTACCGGGACTACATGGAAGGATAAATTCGATGAAGATAGCTTACTTAGCAGACATAGAATCCTCCGAGAACGGCATTGGGTACATCCAAACCGGAGCAACTAATGAGGAGGCCATCGCGAATCTCAAGGAGGAGTGGGAAGCTCCGGGCAACGAAAACAACTGGGAAACGCTCGAACAGGATGGAATGCACTTGCACGTGCAGACCTTCCATGACGCCCATTTAAACGCGCTCTTAGCGTGGGCGGCGGAAGTAATCGAAAAGCCAAAAAACTTCACCCCGTCAGCGCGCAAATTGCTCGTAAATAAGCTAAAGGAGATGATGAAATGAGCCGAATCAGCCCGCACCCGTTATTCGACATTTGGACTGCAGACGAGGCCGCTGAATGCCTTGATGGCCTGCCGAATTCGGTTCAAGAATACCTGTGGAACCACATCGTGCCGTTGATGCCATCACTTTACCTCCCCGATGGCGAAGCACGGTACGAAGAGCCCGTCCACGGTCTCAATTCGCTGCGGAAATTCTGGTCGCGGCTCCCCAAGGAATACCAGCGGCAACTCAACGCAGCGGCCATTCGTAACGACGAACATATTGCTAGCCTAAAGGACTCTTGACAGGTGCTGCGCCCTGTGTTATCATGGGGCGCACCCCTCAAGGAGTCTGCAATGACGCACAAAGACAGGCTGCAGCTTTACGCTGCTTATTTATATTTTGATAGAAAGTGCCCCTTCCCAGCATTGGCTCACGTCTGGGGAGTTCCCACCAGCACCGCAGAGAAGATTTGCAACCCGGCCAGCACTTATGTCCCGGTTCATAGAGAACGCGAAAGCATGACTAGGGACGAATTCGTGTATAAGTATACTAATTCGGACAAGTTAAACCTCGTGCGGCAATGGATGAGGAATCATCCACACTCGTTAGTGATTTCCAACGCCGTCAAGAAGTCGAATAAACAAGCCAATCGTAAACGCATAGTCTGGGAGAGATAAGCCATGGCCGTTCAAAGCAACCCATTCGCGTCGAAGCTCACGTTCACATTCCGCTGCGCCATCTTTGCTGATCACGTTCATCGCGGCACAAGCTATCCTATCCTCGCCAAGGCATTCGCTGTGAACGAACAGACCGTATCCAAAATCTGCCGGTCGAAGAACTCGCGTCTTTATCATTCTGTATTCGCTGAGTTTCAACGCCTAGGAATCGAACAGATGTGGAGGCAACACGTGGAGGAGGGCGGCGTTCTGCCTCGTATTGATGACGCTGCTTGGCAGCGCAAAGTAGGCACGAATGCGCCTCTTAACTCATACGTTGACTCCGGCCCGGGCCGTTATTGGGTCAAGGACTCCCGTGGCGGAACAATGGAAATTAGGATAAAAGCGTACGACGAAATCAAGGAGGAAATCAAGGAGGAATTCGGCGCAGAGATGAAACGGGGGTTCTGGGTATTTCATCCTCAATTCGGCTGGACCGTGTTTATAGGCCAACCATTCGATAGCGTTGCCGAAGCGCTTCGCTATTTTGCTGAATTCCCGCCGATGGCCTGAAATGAATCTTGACAGCGCCCGCGCGACGTGCTAAGATGGCGAGTTCACATAGGAGCGTAACATGCCACGATCTTACTACGACGACAACTTCGGCCATTATGACATCGAGGATGAAAGCGATGTCGAGTTCTATCAGGACGTGCAACGTCGCAGCGTTCTCAAGAAATGCGAGGGATGCGGGAACAAGGTAAGACTGCTTCCAGACTACGGCTACTGCAACAGCTGCGCCGAAAAGCGGGAGCGCGGTCAAGATTTGGAATATTGAGATGGCTAAAGGTGACGAATACGCCGTCCACTACAAAGGCAAGAAACTGCTGGACGACTTCCGAGGCGATCGCATAACGGGCGACGAATACGTAGTGACCAAATTCGGCAAGATGGGCGACGAGGATGTTTACTTCGTTACCCAGTCCACATTCGGCGACGAGTGCACTTGCAAAGCAAGCAATCGGCACTCTTGCCGTCACAGGCAGATGGTGTACATCTTTAGAACAGCCAAACGGCTCAACACCAACTGGCGTTACAACTTCGACGAGAAAATAGAGGCGCGCAAATGGCGGAGTATCGAATCATGAACACAAAAGAATTCAGCGTAACCCAATTCTTTAAAACTGGCGGGTACGAGAAAGTGCGTCAATTCGTCTCAGCAGAAGAGGCGGCTGCTGCGTTCTGGCATTACACCAACAATGTGGCGACCAAGATCGGGCTGGTGGTTCGCGTCATCGTAACTGATGGCGGTGATTGCATCAACATGGAGTGGGAGCGGGGCAAGGGCATAACCTACCCGCCACCCGAGGAAGACCCCGAATTGACAAACATCATCAAGGACTACCACACCGGAACTGAAGGCGAGTAGAAAAACATATTGACACGAACCCACCGACGTGCTAGAATTAACACGTTCAACCAACGAGGCACCCAATGGCAGCCAACAGTAGGATTCACCACACTCACGTAAAGCAGGCCCAGCAATTGGGCGTTGTTCTGGAACCAGCCGAAATCGGCGTGAAGGCGATATGGTCGGAACACAACCGTTCCATCACAGGCCCCGACGCAAAGGAGGCGTTGGCTCGCATCAAGGCAGTTCAAGCCGAGTACCGCAAGGAAGAGGCCGCTATGGGCCACAATCCGTGGGACAACCCGAAACCTGCTTCATTCGCTGAGGACCCACCCCCGACAGTGAATAACATCCCCACAAATGGGCGTGCTGCTCACCGCGCAGGGTTCCACATCAACGACAATCCGTTCCCAGCAGAGGGCGATGAATGGGCTCGATGGGACGAGCAGTGGGAAGCGAGCGCCGAGGACGCAATGGGCGAGCCCGCACCAGTTGAGGAGGAGGAAAAGAAGCCCGCCAGCGTCGTCAAGACCAAGTATCGTGCAATCTACGCCGAATTGGGACACCCAACCACCTGCGGCGATGAACTGGCGAACAAACTCGACAACCTCGTCAAGAACGCCAAGGGTACGAACATGGAGTACTTCGACCTCATCATGGAGGCGAACGGCGTCGATATGTCAAAGTACAGCCGAACCACGCCGGGATGGCAAGGCCGATACCGAATGACGGGTCGCAACATGCTTGCTAAGCGGGTCCACGCCAACGGCGGCATATTTGTAATGCCCACAGCTTGGGGCGTCGAAGATATGCGAATGAGCGCCGATTGGATGTCAAGCCAGCGCTTCCAGAAGTAATGGCGCAACTGAATATTGACAGCGTGCACGGTCCGTGTTTTAATGGGCCGTGCATCCGCACCGGAGAACCACTATGGCTCACATGTCAGAGAAGGAATGGCAGGGATTCGCTGCCAGCAAGAATCTCGATCCCGCAACAGGCGGCGTTAAGCCTGAACCCACCGAATTAGCTGGAATGGATGATTGGGACTTCCGCCAGATCATGGCGGCGCTCTCGCGAATACGCGCTCAAAGCGAGCGTACTCAAATCTTCGTTGCTGTCGGGATCGCAATCCTGATCCTGCTTCACTTCGTCTAGGAGAACCGCATGCCCGAACTTAGCAAAGACGCGATTGACAATCTGGAGAAGATTGTCGACCATTACGGCATCGAAAATATCGTGCGAGCGCTGTCTTACATCTGCAGCGAAAAATCAACGCACATCGCTGAAACTTGGCAAGACACCGCGCTGGCCAAAGATTGGATGAATTGCTCCGTCGCGCTCGATGGCGTAGTCAAAAAGCTGGAGGGCAAATAATGGCTGGGTTCACCTACAAGTCTTACAACTTCGTAGACAAAGACCCAATCATAGACGAAATCCGCACGGTATTCGACGAGGCTCAAGTCACCTATAAGTGGGTCGAGGACGAGAGCGGCGTCACCGCGAAAACTCTCTCTAAGTGGTTCGACGGCAAGACCAAGCGCCCGCAAGCCGCAACAATCAACGCGGTTCTGCGGGCGCTCGGCTACAAGCTTGGGGTGGTCCCGCATTCGGTGCCGGTGCGATTCCGGCCCACGGCTGAGCAGCCGCCGCATTCAGTGAGGCACGTAGTGCAAATGGCAAAGTACAAGAGAGGCAAGCATGGTTAAGTACGAGATTAAGATACTCATCGGTTCTGAGGAGTTCTTCAAACTGGTGGCTCCACACCTGCCGTTCGAGATCACCGGGGTCGAAGAGATGGTGGACTTACCGGCCCCAAAGCCGCCGCCAGCCGTTGTTGCTCCTCATCAGCAGATCAGGGCGAAGTACGCAGCGAGACAAGCCTCTTTGGAGCAGCCAAAGCAGCCAAAGCAGCGGAAATCCGGATTCAACCCCAATCGGGGCATGAACGCTGTAATTATCGCTGCCCTCCGCAAAGGACCGCACACAACCAACGAATTAAGAAAGGTACTGGTTGCGGCGGGTTACAAGGACGCCTCGCTTACTTCGCAGATGGAGAAGCTGGCCCGATTTAGAAGAGCCGTCAGGACCGGCAAGGGAATATGGGAGTCAACAGATGTTCCGAACACCGAAGAAGCCCACGGAATCACGGACGGAATTGATCGCATCGATTCTGCAGACGTCGGCAACATTGAAGTGGACTGACGTTGAGCTACTTAATTTTTTGCTGGCTTATTTCACCAACGTCGATTTGCTACTAATTCGGGATTCGATGATGGAGTTCCCGAACCTAAGAAAGCAGACTTGACAGGCGCACACGGGCATGCTAAGATGGGCATACGCCGTGAGGCGTGCTCTATGTCCTTGGGAGCTTGAGGCGGGCTTGAGGGGCTAAAACCCGACGGGGTTCCCTTGGCCCGCCTCTACGAGGGCGGCCAAGGATTCCCATGACAGAACAGTTGAGCCTGTTATCGCCCGACGATTGGGTGGGGATAAACGAGCAAAGGGCTATTACGACTCTCGTTAACCGCGATATTGTAAAGGTAGGGGCGGTTTACCTCCGCCCAACTTCAAAGGTTCCCGTCAACGACAATTGGTCCGCAAGCAAGTACCTCGACACCGACTTGCGGGATTGGATTGACAATGAACTCTACCGGTTCTCCAACGTTGGGTTCAACCTGCAGCAGGGTTGGGTTGACATTGACGTTGACGGCGACGACACCGAATACAATAAGTGCATACATTTGGCCATGCAACACGTAGGCGTAGATTGTCGCCTCGCGTTTGGCCGTAAGAGCGCCGGTGTGCCTCGTCACTTTCTGGTGCAGCTATCGGAAGAAGAATCAAGATCGTTCGATGAATTTAAGCAGTTCGAGCCCAAGGCTATCCGCATTCGGAACCAGCGGTTCTACACTGACATTCGCTCCGGCACAGAATCGTCTGATGACGCAAAACAGACCGTAGTTCCTGGTTCACTCTATGGAGATAGAGATGGAGTGGATGTTTCAGTCTGGTGGACCGATAGGGGACGAATCGCTAAGTCTCTCGGAGAACTTACTCAAACAAGTCCAAGAGCTACACCGTTTAATTGGCTTATTAGAGCAATTGCTTTCGGAACCATCCTCTACCTCATCAAGCCACAATGGGTTCCCGGCATCCGGCAAGACACAGCCCTCAAATTCAACGGATGGTTAGCCCGCATCGTTGATGAAAGCTTCGCAATCAACAATAGTGAGCAGCTGTCTCAGGAAGTTCACTGCCCCATTGATCATGATGATATTGCTCAGTCCCTCCTCGACTTCATTTGTCGCGAGACTAGCGACGACGAAGCCTACATGCGCAAGCGCACCTACAAGGATGCGCGCGACAAACTGAGCCGAAATCCCGATGCCCGCATTCCGGGTTGGCCGTCGATGAAGGCTCTATTCGGTGAGGAGATTGTGGCCGCGCTGCGGGCCATCTGTGCTCCCGGAACTGATACGAACGTATTGATGCAACTAGTTGAGCAATACGTCTACGACGATTCCAACGGGCTTTATATTGACAGATACCGCCATAAACGGGGGGATTGGCCTTATGCCCACTCCGCAGAGGATTTGTACCGCCGCCATAAGTCGGACGTAATCATGCTAGGGGGTAAGCCTAAAGAGGCCTTCAAATCGTTCGAAATGAGCAAGATGCGCGTCCGAGTTGGCAGCGCCGATCTCTACCCGCAACAAGAACCCCTCAGCATATTCCGTGTAACTCGATCCGGCAAATTCGTCGGGGAGGATTATGAGGGGGAAGCTCGCTTAATTTACAACCACTGGACTGATTGGGACCACAAGCCGCCGACCACGGTAAATATACCGAAGCTTAAGCAATGTGAGGAGAAGCTTGATAAAGTTCTGGCGTGGCTCACATGCAACAATCGCGAGCAGGCTCAGTGGATCAAAGAGTGGTTCGGATGGACAATCCAACACCCAGGCGAGAAACAACAAATCGCTTGGGTAGTTGTAGGTGGACAGGGCGTCGGTAAATCATTCATCGGCACTGCTTTCGCCAAGTCTCTGTTTGGACGATCTTACGGGATGGTCAACGGTAAGCAGATTGGTGAGAGATTTAGTGTATCACCATTCATGGGCAAGATGTTTGTGTTCGCTGACGAAGTTAAATTTAAAAGTCATAACGCTATCGACGAATTGAAGCTGCTCATTCGAAACGTTCAGACCCACGGCGAGCAAAAAGGGCTGGATTCGCGCGACTACAACATCTACGCGCGGCTCATGTTTGCCAGCAACAATATGGACGTTCGCATCAGTGAATCGAACACAGTGGATCGAGCGCTATTCTTCACCAAAGCTTACACCCCCGAATTTATGGGGACGAGCCAGCAAGAATTTAACAGATGGACGCTCACCCACAAGACGTTCTTCGACGAATTCGCTGACTTCCTTACCGAGGATTCGACGCGGGAGCATTACCAGCAGATATTTCAGCATATCCCCGTAAACCGACATAATCTTGAAAGTCTGAAGCTATCATCTTCAAGCGATCCAGATATCGTGGCCAGCAATATGAGCAACCCCCGCAAGGTAGCTAAGTTTATTGTTGAAAACGGGGCGATATTGGAAGATTTAGACATATCCACGCCATTTGTTGATGTAGATTTCATGCGATCCGTTAGCGAGTTGATTAAGACACTTAATATCAATACTAATCCTAGATCTGTTCTCACCGAATTTGATACTTTAGGCATGTTGGAATTGGTTACTATAAAGGGCAAGGGTATACAGAGGAGATTCAAGTGGCATATCGGCACTCTTACCGAGAAATTCGGCGAGGCAATAGGAGTCGACATTGCCCCAAGGTTCGAGTTCGGCCCCGGCGATTTTGGGCCTAACACCCATGATGGGACTAAGGTTGCTAAGTGGAAGGGATCGAGCAGGTTCGGATCGAAGTTCTGAATGCTCGTGTATCGAGCACGGCGGAAGGGGTACTTGACAGCAACCTCACCGTGTGGTAGGATGGTCCCGACGCTAGTCAACCAAAGGAGTGAGCGTTATGAGTGAAGCCAACCAGACTGAAACAACCGAGACCGAAACCGAGCCCAAGACGTCGAAGTCGATCGTCCCGTCCAAGTATGCTGGCAGGTATGCCAACGGCGGCAACGACGACCTTGCGAAGTTCATCAACGAGCAGTGCAAGGGAAAGGAGGGATTCGACTACGCCAAGTTCTTCACGCTGTGCCGTGAAAACGGCCTCCCCGAGGAGAAAGTGGCGATGTATGAAGGCCAGGTCGAATCCAAGCGCCTGGGTTCTCAGGGGCGGGCGCGGATGACCCTCCGCAACATGCTCGCAACGCTGGTTCGCAAGAACGGCGTCTTGAGGGACCTCGAAGGCGATGACGTAGAAATCGAACTGCCGAAGACCGTTCTGGCCGGTGCTGCAGCCAGCGCCAAGGCTAAGCAGGAGGCTGCGAACGAGCCGACGGCGGAGAGAAAGTTCTAAGACTCCCGTCGAGGGACTTTCTTGTAGGGGAGGGCGTAGTGTCCCTCCCCTATTTTTCTAGGGAGGCGGTTATGAATCTGAAAGAATTCAAGGATAAGCTGGAGTCCCTTATCGAAGATGCGAAGGGACAGACTAGCTTAAGAGACATCGCTGAGGCGTTGGATGATGCCAAAGACGATGTAGAAACCGAAGCCGACGAGGCTGAGGAAAGCACCGAGGAAGAGGACGACGCGTAATGGCAACCACCCCACAGACACCGCAGCGATCCGCTTCTGCTTCTCAACAGCAGAGGCCAGAGCACGACCCACAATCGCATACCCCCAAGGATGCGCCTCACGACTTGGGCATGGCGGACAAGGATTCGCGTAGACGCCCCGACCGCGAAGCAATGCGGAGGGAGCGGATGGACCGATTGGATAACGAAGATTCAATCGTAAACGAGCAGATGCAGCGATCCCGCGAAATCGAAACAATCGGGGTCGAGGCGTGGAAGCAAGAGCAGGACCAACGACCCGAAGAAGAGCGTCCGGTTATCGTTCGCGGCTATATCGCCGCTGGCGACGTTCTCAACACTCCTCTAGACGCCGGCAAGCGAGTTCCTGGCATCTCGCACCCGACAACCGAGACCCCGCAACGCGCGCCTGTTCGCAATCCGGACGGTTCACTGCCGCCGAATTCGCCTCAGCGCTAAAATATGGGGGCGCAAGCCCCCACTCTTTCCAGGGACGGAGAGCAGCATGTCGTACGATTTGGGCACATTCCAGGACAAAGCGTCTCTGGTGATGAAACAATATGCGAACTACGCGAATCTGAAAACCGAGACGCAGGCAATCGCAACCGCTCTCGGCACTGACACAACTACCCATGATGCAACCATCAAGACCGCTCCGGTTGTCGGGTTGCAGCCGGGGCAGGCTTCCCATTCGCCGTTCACCAACGATCTACTGATCGTTATCAATCGCGGCAAGGCCGGGAATCTCAGCAATTCAGCGATGGCAGCGGAGCTTCAAGCAGTGCTTCCGCCAACGCCCCCGGTAATCGCGCCGAATCAGAACTTTAACCTGACTCTACCAGCGAGTGCCAACCAAATCATTGGCGCGGTTAGCGCGCTTGGCAACCCAACCAGCTTCGCCATAAGCGCTGCCAGTAACCCGAATGGTTACTTCGCCATCAGTAATAGCGGCCAGCTTACCGTGACAGCGGCAGGAGCCACAGGAATTGTCGCTGGCAACGACATCCTCGGCGTTTCCGCTACCAACGCGGGCGGAGAGAGCCCGATCGTAAACGTTACCGTGAGCGCAGCATAATAGGAGCGAATTATGCCGTCCAGCGAGGTAATGAGTAAGTGGGGAAAAGGCAAGCTCCACTCTGGCTCCAAGAAGGGGCCGGTCGTTAAGAGCCAGAAACAAGCCGTCGCCATCATGCTTAGCGAGAAGGCGACAGAGAAGAAACATGGCGGTAAGTACCCTGAGAAGGGTCGCCGCCGCAAGTAATCCGCCGAATTCGGCGGTGTCTAGGAGAGAAGCAATGCCCAGATCAGGTTATCTAGCATACATTACCCCGGTTGAACGGCCGGGATTCGGTGGCGGAGGAGGGGGTGACCCCGATTACGGCGTCGACGAAGGCGCAGGCCCCGATCAAGGGCTGCCTGGATTTCCGGGTTCACCGGGACACCCAGGCCATCTTCCGGCTCGTCCAGGCCGTCCGGTCGACCCCGGATTCGGTCAAGGTCGTCCTCCTCGCCCCGGCCATCTTCCATCCCGCCCCGGTCGCCCAACCGATCCGGATTACGGCGTCGGTGAAGAGCAGCCGGGACAGCTTCCGGTTTGGCCAATCGGTCCGGATCAAGGACTTCCCCCAATCGCGGGACATCCTCTTCCCCCGACCGATCCGCCCCCCGGCACAGTTTGGCCGCCTCTTCCTCCCGGAGCCGCGCCGACTGGCAAAGCGTTAGTTCTCGCCGCTATTCAAGGCGTCGGGTATCGTTACATCGTGATCCAAATCTCTCCGCCTGCGCCTGATCAAGGCTTGCCCCCGGAAGAAGGGAGTGAGCATCCCGATCAGGAGCTTCCGCAGCCGCCAACACCCCAGCCGAAGTCTCGTCTGGGCCGATAATTCGGGCAGGCCGCCTCCCGGCCCGAGTCGGAGCCCCGCGCAAGCTTCCCACAGGCCCTCTGCGCGGGGTTTCGTTATAGTAGTAAAGGGGACTTGACAGCGTACGCGTGATGTGTTATAATTTGGCGCTAACATGGAGCTAGTCACATGAAAAGTATACTGTTGGGCGCGACGATCTTAGCTGCGATCGGCGCGAATCCAGTAAGAGCAGCAACCCTTATTGACGTTCAGGACGTCGGTTCGATTCTCAACGAGAGCCTCGCGCTCCCCGCCGAATCGTCACCGGGTTCCGGTATCGGGTTCTCGGAATTCTTCGAGTTCACGTTGCCGACCACCGAAACCGTCAGCGTTTCGATGAGTGATAGCGCTTTCAGCAACAGCCTCAAAATTGTTGATGGCGTGCTTTCGCTCAACACCGAAACCTCGATCGGGCCTGGGCCTTTGTTCATTCCGGCTGGCGCGCTCCTCGAAAGCACGCCTCTTGTCAACACGTTGGGAGGCCAAAGCGCCGAGCTTAATCCCGACGTGCTTGCAGCGGGCACCTACTTCACCGAACTTGCGGGCATGAGCGGCTCATCGCCGATTCATCTCGCTATCGATGGAACGGTGACAGGAGTGAGCGGGGTCGGTGCAACGGCAACTCCCGAGCTTTCGACTTGGGCGATGCTGATTGCAGGGTTCGGGATGCTCAGTATGTTCGGCTCTAGCCGACGTAGAACCGATCTGAACTTGGGCTAACCGAACGTCGCGGGAACACCGCTCGCGACGGAGGCCGAATCCCACACCCCCTGGGGTTCGGCCTCACTATTCCTGAGTAGAAGGGGGACTTGACACCAACCTCATGGCGTGGTACACTGATCGGACGGGCGTGAAGAGCGCCCGGAACGAGGTGCAACATGCAAGCAATGACGCAATTAGTACTCAGCCAAGTAGTCCTCTCCTTGGAAGAGGCGACGAGGCGCGTAATCGCCGACACCCAACAATTCGTCGGCGCGGGTGATTTGATCCCTCTGATCAAGCACTACGCAGAACTTCGTGGGGTCACCGAAAACATCAAGAAAGCACGTAAGGCACTGGACGACCTAGAAGATCATTTGTCCCACGAAGATGTACCCGATGCGTTCAAGCGCTCCGGCATCAAGACAGTAACCGTGGATGGTGTCGGGCGTGTCAATGTTGCGTATAAATGGGGCTGCTCGATAGTCGACGGCAAGAAGCCGGAGAGTTTCGAATGGCTCCGAGACACCGGAAACGGTGGCATTATCATCGAAACGATCAACGCACAAACCCTGGCCTCATTCGCTAAGAGCGAGGTCGAAACGCACGCACGCGAACTGCCGACTGACTTGTTCACTACTACTCTGCGTCCATACACGTCAATCACAAAGGTGTAGTCATGGCCGACGTAATCCCATTCCGAAGCAACGCCCTACCGGAATATCTGGTTGGTAAGGTCAAGACCGAGCGATTCGGTAATTTCGACCGCTCCGATCTGGTCATTCCACGCATCAAACTCCTCGCCTCCGTCTCCCCAGAAGTCGAGGAAAACGAGAATGCCAAGGCAGGGGAGTTCTGGCACACAATCCTCAACGAATCGATGGGTAAGGAACTCATCGGAATTCCTCTGGTTCTCCGCAAGACCTACGTATTGTGGGCACCAAGAGGAGACGAGCGCGGCATTCTGGCGCGGTCGCGCGACGGCATCAAGTGGGACCCGCCCGAGGGCGAATTCCAGGTAAAGTTCTCCAAGAATCCGCGAACCTATACTTGGAGGCTTGCCCCAACCGTCGCCGAATCAAAACTCGACCAGTTCGGCACGCAGAGGGATGACGACCCCAATTCGCCCCCTGCCGCCGCACTCACATACGAAATCCTCTGGCTATTCCCAGAGAGAATGGACCTCGGCCCCTCCATTATCCTCAATTCGCGGGGGTCGGTGAAGCAGTGCCAGCGGCTCTTGTCGCTGATCGACGCTAAGCCTGTGGACCACTTCTTCCAACTGTATTCGATAGGGGTGGTTACCGACAAGGGTCCCGAGAATAACTCGTACTTCAACTTTAACTACAAGAGTCTGGGATACGCAGACGAGAGCGACGGCGAAGTCGCCCGCTCGATGTTCGAGCAGTACAAAGACGTGGCATTCCGCGCCAACGACGAGCGGACAGGAGACGACCCGCCCTCAACGAATGGGAGGGCACAACCAGTGCACCGAGACGCGAATACAAAGTTCTAGCGCCGTAAATCGTAGATCACGTTGGTAGCTAGATAGGTGAGCGGCTTTGTTGGTGGTTCTTCGGGCCGCTCACCACAATCTCTAAGGGTCAAATGGACAAGCCTACCATGCGAAGCTGCGGCAACGATGTTAACCGCTATAAGCGTGAATGGCAACGATGGGCAAGATTTGATAATCGCCATTTAAAATACCACAAAGAGCGCCGCGAGAGAAAGAAACTAAGCTACAAAGAATATCGGGGCACGTTAACATGTCAGAAGTGCGGGACACCCGATAACATCGAGTTCCATCATCGTGATCCCTCTACCGTTAAACGCAGAGCCGATGGTGACCGAGTTACTTCGGCGAGTGTGGCGGTGCGAAGCGTCAAACAATGGCAACAACATCTACAGGATTGTGATATCCTGTGCAATACGTGTCATGGGGGAACGCATTAATGTATCAGGGAATTGATCCGCAACGCGCCATCGATATGGTGCAACACTCTTCTGTAATAGCGTTCGATACAGAAACAACGGGATTGACAATTCATGATACTGTTGTGGGTTGGGTGTTTACAGACCGCTATGCGAGCGTGTACGTTCCCACCAACCATGCTGGTGGAGGAAACATACTTCATTCAGGGGAGTTCGAGAGAGTTTTGGGTCTCGCATTCAAGACTCGCGCTCGGCGCGGCTTCCTTACGGTCGGTCACGCTCTGGGTTTCGACCTGCGCATGGCGGGAAAACACGCCGTATTTCCGGAGTACCCCCTGGAAGACACCATGATAAATGAGGGGCTTATCAGCGATGTCACTTCTGGATATGGACTCGATGATTGTAGCCAACGCCATGGTGTTACTGCTAAGCTTGGCGATGCTCTTTATCGGGCAATCGCAGCGAAATTTGGCGGTATGCCAAACCGCAAGACAATGGCTAACTTTTACAAGATGGCTGGCGATCATCCTGACGTTGTGGATTATGCTACGGGTGATGGGATATCTACTTTAGAGCTGTGGGAGGCGCAGCAGAAGCTGCTAGACGAACACGAATTGAGGGCTCCTTGGAAGCTGGAATGTCAGCTGATTCATCGAGTGGCGCGTCTCCATCGACGCGGAATGAAAGTGGATGGCGAATATGGTCAACAACTCAGAGGACCGAACGGAATCATTGAGACCAAAATTGCCGCGATCCAATCGACGTTTCCATATGGTTTCAATACCAACTCACCGAAAGACGTTGAGAGTCTTTATCGTCGTGAGGGGTTCGGGGACGATGATTTCGCACGCACCCAGAATGGGGCCGTATCCTTCACCGAAGGATGGCTGAAAAATAACGAAATCGGCGAGAGAATTATCGGCATAAGGCAGATGAAAAAAGCCCGGGATTCGTTCGTCACGCCGCTTGTGGAGACGCATAATGTTAAGGGACGAGTTCATCCTGTACTCAATCAATCTAAATCTGACGACTACGGTGCAATCGGAGCGCGATTTAGCTGTTCTGAGCCGAATCTTCAAGCGTTCCCAAAACGAAATAAAGAAGTCGGGAAAACCGTCAGAAGACTCATCATTGCTGATGACGGTTTCGAGATTCAGGAAGGCGACGCCAAACAGCAAGAGCCTAGATTGTTTGCATATTTCTCAGAAGATGAGCGATTACTTCAGGGATACCGCTCCGGAACTATGGACATCCACGACATCACTTCCGCTGGTCTGGGATTGCACCGAGATATCGCTAAACGAATGGCCATGGGAATCCTAACAGGCATGTCGGCGAAGGCTCTCGCAGGACACATGGGTTGGGACTACAATCGAGCGCTGAACTATCATCAGGCGTGGTTGAAAGGCCAATTCCCCGCCATTCTCAAGTTCCAAAAAGAAGCGAAGGGCATATTCTTATCGAGCGGCTACGTCAGGTCGATCACGGGCCGCAAGGCTCGTCTAGAGGATAAAGCATACGCTTATCGAGCGGTGAGCCGAATCATACAGAATTCCGGTGGCGACTTGATGAAGACGACTCTCCTGCGCGCCTCCGAATACGAAGAAGCTCACCCGCAGGTACAGTTGCTGATGACCATCCATGATTCGTTGATTTGGCAACGCGAGATTGGATTCGACACCACCGAATTGATAAAGGTCTGCGAGGCGGTCCCGGATGAATTTAAACTCGGTCTACCTATTCCTTATGAGGTCGGAACTGGAACTAATTGGGCGGAGGCTTCCTATGGCTAGAATTGAATCGTTTATAGGACCTGAGTGTTTATGTCCTAATTGTAATAAACCCACGGATGCGGCGATGGACGTAACCAATGGAAAGAGCCGCCCCCCGGAGGATGGGGATATAGCGATATGCTTTTATTGCTCACATGTCGCAATTTATGAAGGTGATAAATTGCGAAACCCTAATGATAAAGAGATGGAAGACATCGCGGGCGATGTTGACGTAGTTCATGCTATAAACATGATTGGGTTAGCACGAGGCGCAAAAAATAGTTGACAGCCGGTGCACGGCGTGTTATAATGGAGGTCACGATGGCAGATCAAGTTGGCGACGAGCTTCAGGAAATAGAGTGCAAGGTAGAGCACTCGACAGCAAAGGCGTGGTTGGTGATCGATAATATGTCCGGCAACCAAGCTTGGCTACCTAAGTCGATAGGCAACATTGTGCGGGACGTTGATCCCGAAGGCAACACTATATTCAACGCACCAACATGGTGGTGCAAGAAAAACAGGTTCATCTGATGGAACATGAAGACGGGGCACCATTCGAAGACCCAAACGACGCGCCGACAGCCATCGCAACGAGCTACTACAAGTGCGGGGGATGCGATAACTTGCACGTGATGCTTGTCGACGAAAACGATGACACATGGGCAAAATGTGTAATAGGTCGCGACATGTTGTTGCACATGTTGGAGACGATCGATGGCGAACCAGCGAAGGACATGCCAGTCCATTGAGCGAAGAATCCATCCTCAAGACCGAGCTTGTGAAACAATGTAAGGCAAGGGGTTGGTATGCTCGACGAATAGAAGATGGATACGGCGTAGGCATTCTGGATATCACCATCGTGCCGACTGGTTATCCCACCCTATTTGTCGAGGGCAAAGTGACGGATGGTCTCAAATTCGCCCCGTCCGAGAGACAATACGTGGAAGGCATCCGAGTCATCGAGGCAAAAGGTATAGCGTTCCCGGTGTTGATAGGATGGCGCAGCCAAGTAATGTACATCGCGGATTGGGGCAGAGAGGCATTCATCACCAAGGCGTTTAAGCAGCCAAGTGGTGCGAATTACGCCGGAACAATAGAGGAGTGGTTACGTGGGAAACACAACAGCAGTTGATATCCTGGAAGACGCAAGTCAGGCGGTCGGTGGAGGCCGAGACATTCACGGCGACGTAGACAACTCGTATTCGATGGTGGCGCAGATGTGGGAGGTTTACCTCCGCCACGCGAACTATTCGAGGCACAAGAACCCCTCAATTCTGCTGCAAATCGATGCAGTTGACGTATTGGAGATGATGTCCCTGCTCAAGAAGGCCCGGTTTGTCTACGCAATCGATGTCAATCGCGACAATTTCGCAGACGACGCAGGTTACACCGCGCTCGCGGGAATGGTAGCCGCGCCTAAGCAAGAGATAATGAAGCCAACCGGCGGCTTATTCGACGAAATTCGATCACGAAAGGCCGCCGAATGAAAAGACTAGCCGGATTGGCCTTAATAACGCTGATAACCACCCCGGCAGAGGCATGTCATCGATTCCACACGTGGAAATACCCATGGCCTCAACAATGCGGGTCTGCCAACCGATTTATAATCAAAGCGGCGGTGCCAGTTGCGCCGCCGCCTCCACCCTTGG